ATAGAATACGCAAGCCATAAGAACCTCCTCAAAGAATATCTCTGCGGTCTGTGGTCGTGCAATGTATTCAAGAAAAAACTCGTTACTTGGTGCGTCATCCATATTAAACTTAGTCAGTCCATGCAGTGCACCATTAGACCCTTTACCGACTACCACACCTGATATGTCATAAGAGTCACACCCAAAGCACCCCAAGTGCTCATTGCCAGGATACTTAATGCCATTGCGAATATCCACTCTGTTTTGCAAATGTAGCGGGGGCGTCCAGCTTACCAGGAACCGGCCACTTTTGTTTGGGCTCCATACAACCTTGGTGTCCTTTATGCCATTCTGCCATGAGAACGAACCCCTGGTTAAATGATGTGCTGTAATCAATGAGTCATTATAGTCAATCTGCTGATAGATCTTTGTGAGGTTAAATATGGATTGCTTACTCTCATCTCTAAACGCATGCGACTCGCTACGAGGGAACTGTCGGTAAAACTCATTAAGAGCATCCGGATCAGCACCAAGTGACTCAACCTCGTTATCCCAGTAGCTTATCGCTCCCTGATATATATCTTCACCATCTACACCAACAACAGGATTATCAGGAGTATAAAATACCGGCATGCCATATCTATCGATGTACCCCTCGAAGTTCCACTCCATAGGTATAAACAACGAATACAACCCACTCTTGGTTTGACCGTTTGCATTTCTGTTTCTTGGATCAGAATCCATATACAGCTTCTTGAAGTTATTACCTCCCTTGTCAAGAGCATTGGAAGTAGACCCCATCATACACTTGCCGATGATCTTACTACCCAGACGCAAACACGTTTTAGTTACGCGCCAGTTGTTTAGAATGTTCTCAGGCTTCTCCCACTTACCGCTCTCATCGTGCAAAAGCAACTTTAACTTCTCACCATCATAACTGTTGTCAGATGTGTTCTTCCAGTCAATAGTTGTGTCAAGACCTTCCAGCCTCTCCTCATCTATATCGTACATGTTCTTCTTGGTGATCTTAGATGCTGGAACCCGATAAGCTAACTCTGTCTTTGGTTTATCCATACCATCCTGTATAGGCTTGAAGAAGAATGGGTAGTTATTAGATATAGGAACCACTTTATCGGTAAACATCTTTTTGGCGTCAGATCCCGTCTTAGACAGTATACCAACGCGAGCATCTTTGGTTATCGTGGCTTGGTTAACGCCCTCACACGAACTCATAAATGAAAACCCGGAACGCCTGATCTTAAGGTAGCACATTCCAAAGCTGCGTGGATCTGCCTTGCATGC